CACCTAATGGTTTAGGTAACCTAATATACTTTAGTATGGTACTCGGTACCAGAATCGAACTGGTCTTACTGCCGTGAAAGGGCGGTGTCCTAACCGATAGACGAACCGAGCATTTACTGTTTAAAGAACAATTATAACATAAGTAATTAACTTTGTCAATCAGAGTGTTGTACGATGACAACACTCTTTTTTTGTTTTTTATTCCGTTTTTACGGGAATTGGAATGAATTTAGGATCACAAGGAAAGTTTTTTGTATAATTTGTTGGCCAGTGCCATCTTTTACATTTTGTGCAACCCAAATTTTTCTCCTTATCAACTGAACAAGACTCTATTATACCAGATTTGGACAATTTGTCAACAAGATTTTTGTTGTATTTTAGCAACGTTGCATGGAAACAACACATGGAAATGAGGGTGGGATTCGAACCCACGATTTTACAGTTTTGCAGACTGTTCCATTGGACCGCTCTGGCACCTCATCACATAGCTCTGTTTCCATGCTGTTTAAAATCAACCTCACCACCTTCTTCCTGAATCAGTTTGATAACATCTTCAAAAAGGATTGGTGTGTAATCAGTTTGTTCCACACATACACAATGGTATCTGATATCAATTTCATCACCAATCATTACACGCCTGTCATGTGTATGACCATGAATGTTGGTGCCAAAACGACCCAACGATTCTGTATGCAAGGGAATGTGACTCAAGATCATACCTGACATCACATGGTAAGCTCGCAACTCACGGAAGTGTACACGATAATCATCATCTCTAAAGATATCATGGTTACCACGAATAAGAACTTTATCTCCGTTAAGCCTCCGCATAATGCTAAGAGCTTTACGATTAATCACCACATCACCAAGATGATAAACTTTATCAGTTGGCTTTACTCTTTCGTTCCAACGCTTTACCATTTCTTCATCCATCTCATCTGGATTTTCCCATGGCCTAAGCTTTGTAACTCCATCTTTACCAGTGAAACGACACACTCCAGCATGTCCAAAATGCGTGTCACTTACAAGAAATACACTTGGCATATTCATTCTCCTTTAACATATAAAAGTACATTAGGACTCCTATGGTCGGGAGATTATTACCTTCGGAACAACCCTTAGAACTAATGTACTTTTATATGGCACCCCCTGATGGACTCGAACCACCGCATGTCGGAATCAAAATCCGATGCCTTACCAACTTGGCGAAGAGGGTACAAAACTACTTCAAATTTTTAATGAACAGGTTGGAGTATAACAGACTCGATGGTCTCTGTCAACTCTATTGTTGTATTGGAACAACAAAAAAACCTCAGAACTTTCGTTGTGAGGTTTGTGAACTTTAGTTTTAGATTTTATCTTTAACTTACTCCACAACCCCCGTTCCATACTCGCATGGCTGGTCATTACATACAATCGTTGTATGATTTGTGGTTTGGGGTGTGAATGTATTTAGCATGTTACTTTTATTTAGGTATTTTTCCACTTGATTTTCTGTTTTCTTATTGGACTTGCAGGATTCTTAAAATCGGCCAATACTTCCCAAAGTTTTTCTTGTACGGCAAATTTGGTTAACAAACCTGATTCCATGCCGTGTGCTTCTATTTCCCATGGATGATCCCAATAATCTAGGTCATCCGAATCAATCTTTAAATCGTGCCACTTGCTCAATGTTTCATTTGTGTGACCATAGGCAAATTGCCTTACATGGACCATCTCATGAGCCAAGGTTCTTAATATCTGATGAGCACCAATGTTTGGGTTTATCTCAATCAAAAATTCTCTAGGCATATTCCTAGAATTGTAACCCTCGACTTGAGCCGAGCCATAATCATCCAACTTTTTATTGAACTTTACAATTATGGTAGTGTAATCTTGCATTTGCTTTGTGAGCAAATTATCTGAAAAGAATTTAGCGGCCCTATGGATGTAAGGCGTAAAATCTTTATCTGGACTTCCAACTATCTTAATAGACATAGGCCCTCCTTCAAAAGGACGATTATACCGCTATTTAGAGTATTTGTCAACCTTTACATTGCATTGTTGCAAAAATACAACACCGGCATCATTCTTATAGTCTTCACCATATAATACTTTAGTTATACCTGCGGTATAAATCATCTTAGCACATTCCACACAAGGTGCATGGGTCAAAAACATTATAGCATCTTTACCAGATTCATTCGATTTGGCCAATTTTGCAATTGCATTGGCCTCGGCATGAATAACTTCTGGTTTTGTGGTATATTCCGAACGACCATAGGCATCGAATTTCTCAATCTCACATTCATTGGTCCATCCAGATGGCATTCCATTATAACCAATCGATATGATCCTATCATCCTTCACAATGATAGAACCAACCTTTAGACGATTGGCGGATGATAGTTCAGCAAACCTTCTGGCAACATCCATAAAGGCATCAACAAATTTTTGTTTCATAATGTTACTTGTATTCTATTTTGTTGATGTACTTACGTTTTTCTTCATCTGTCCATTTGGACAAATAATGATTATCTCCATCAAACAATTTCATGTATTTCTTATCGGAAATTTCTTGTGAGGATACAACGACCTCATCAATCCATTTTTGTGAAAACTCTGTGATTTCTTCTCCGCCAGTAGAGTGGATTGTTACCTCATCCAAAGCGTGTTCTTCTTCTTTGGCTTCAATAACATAACGCATACGAAAGATTGATACTGTTTCCACAAGATATAATTTTTTAGACATAGTTACTCCAAGGTTTACAGTAACTATTATACCATAAAAAAAGAGGCCTGTCAAGAGGCCTCTTTTTAATTACCACATTTTGTTTTTAGGCAAATTGGTAATCTCGGATAGAAACTACTTTTTGGTAGTCACTTATGACTGTAAGGTCATTATCCTTTGCAAAATTGAATACAAAATCCAAGGCTCTCGGTTCAATTTCACCTAGTTTATCATCTAGAATTACACACCTAACATTATCTATTATGGTAGGCATGACGTATGGAGAATATCCTGGTGAGTTGGACGATGCCTTTTTTGTTGTTTGACAATAAGACATTACGGAACATAATCTTTCAGACCAATCACTTGGCCTAAAAACTTTACCTTTCGATGTTGTTCCTTGGATTAAGTATTTCATTTGTTTTTATATTTTTCTGGATAGTTTAATCTATCCCACTCTTCGTCTGATACAGGCCACCAATTACACATTTCTAAATTCCTGTACATAACGTTGAGCTTGTGCTTGTTTGGATCTTATCGTTCTTACCATAATAATCCTAAGCATTCTTCTTAGAGATTTCTTCATCTTTGGATTTCAAGGTAATTTTCTTTACCAGGTCCTGTGTTGCTATCATGTTTTCGAGCCATACTCTCAACATGCCATTGGCAATCTCAGCATCTTTAATTTCAATTTTATCGGCCAATGTAAACGCACGTTCAAAAGCACGGTTGGCAATACCTTTGTGAAGGTAATTTTGGTCGTCATCGTCTTGTGTGGATCCCTTGATGACCATTTTATTACCTTCTAATGTAATTTCAATATCAGATTTGGAGAAACCAGCAACTGCCATCTCGATGACGTACTTGTTCTCTTTGACCTGTTTGATATTATAAGGTGGATAAGATGGTGTATATTTGCTAACATCTTTAGCTGCAGACTGCAACATATCAATGATAGGATCAAAACCAATCATAAAGTGATCCAATTTGGGAAATAGTAAGCTTGTCATATAGACTCCTTTTAAAAAGCAAGTTAAAAAAATTGCCGCCTCAGAGAGCACGGCACCATAATCATATCAGTATTTATACTAGTTTGTCAAGGTTTTTTCTTAGAACCGATGTTATATTTCGGAACGAGTTGCCATTCGTTCTTTTCCTTGTGAGAAATGATTTTGATTTGGCTAATAAAGATTGGGGTAGGTGTTTCTATCTGTGTAGGTGTAACAACAGTAATCAAACCCCAATCTTGTAATAACTTAGCGATAGCATTCCTGCGTGACAAATCATTCTCTGTAAGGTCTGTTGGTTTACCATCCAATGCAAACAATTCCTTAAAGTGTACAATATAATACTTGCCTTGTTTGTGTAGTATATGGCAAGATTGGTACAAGGTTTTGTCTTTTTTGGATGCAACTCCTATTCTGGTCAAGGTCTCACGCACTTTAAGAAAATCATCTGGTTCTACTAATGTCACCTCAACTAAGTCTTGTATTCCTATCATTATTAACTCCGCCTATATTTGTTTTTGCTCTTATTTCAGCGATTTGATCCTCAGTAAGAATACGCAAAGCATCTTTGGCCTTTTCATTGGAATAACCAAAATATATCTTCACACATTCTAAATCCTTCAGGACCTCTGACTTCTGCCACGGTTGATACTTCCGTTTTACAGACCTGATGGTATTTAGAAGATAGCTATATTGCATGTCTGGATCAATGCCAGGATGAATATTCATCTCATTGGCATATAGAATACAATCCAT